AATCTTCTGGGGATGAACGGAATCACAATCGACGAACACAACGTCGGCGCTCTGGTCGTAGCGAACATTGTCAAGGTCGGTAGCCACCCAAGGCGTTTTAAGCTCTACTGTGCCGGTGTCGCCGATACGCAGCTCATCAACCACTCTATTGGCCGCGACATCAGAGAACAGGGTGATGTGAAAGTCGCCTGTTGGGGTAAATGCTAGGTTGTGCTCGCCGGTGCCAAGCGACGTTTCGCTTACATAGTCCTCCGCCTCATCCGAGGAGCCCACGCGAATGTCTACCGGGCCGGTCGAGACTTTAACGTAGAGGCCGTGCTCTACGTTTTGGTCGCCGGTATCCACGACAACACGCTTTTTGCCCCTGGACCGTCCGCCCACCGAGCTGGCGTTGAGCACGCGCGTCGTCCCCGCAGTGTAGAACTGCCCGGTGGACTGCGAGCCCACGAAAAATTCAAACTCGCCGACGACGAGAAATCTATCGGCTGCCGCTGGTGGGCCAGTTGCGGCGGCATGGGTAATAAGGAAACGCCAGTGACGGCGGGCCTCGATGGTGCCGGTGTCCGCCGCAGGTATCTGATATATGCGTTGCTCTGAGGTAGACCAATTGCCGGTATCAATAACCGCGTGCTCCATAGTCCACTTGCCGGTGTCGGTCGCATACGTTCCCGTGTCGTAATTGCTCGCAAGCAGTCGCCATGAGCCAGCCATGTTGTCAAGGTAGGTTGACTCGTTCGACGCGCGCAGGGAGTAGCCGGTAACGGCCTTATGGAGGCTGGTGTCACTGGCGCCGCCGCCAGTGTCTTGCCAGTAATCAAGGTCCAAACTCCACATTGTCGGAAGCTGCGCGCCGCCAGACTTACCCGTGTCGCGCCACTCTCTTGAAGTCTCGTCGTTTGCCGCACGCCAACGTGCGTAGTCGTTGTCGCCGGACACGCCGCCGCCAAGCAATTCACCCGTGCCGGTGCCAGCACCAAAGATGCCAACGGTTATCTCATAGGAGCCGTTGGTATTGGCAGAAAACGTCGGCATAATATCGTTGTTGCTCGCGACTGATACGGTGCCGCCAGAGGATGAATCCACCCAGCCGGTATCATACACCTGTACTGTAGTAGCTACACTCGGACGCTTGACCAACGATAGGTTGTGGCCGTCGGTGCCGGTCCAGAAGCGTGAAATGCCAGCCGCATCTACGCCGGTGTCGTTCGTAAGCTCAATTAGGGCCACGTCGTCGGTCGCCGCAATGAACTCAATCCATGTGGCGCCGGTGTCGTTGTGCGTCTCGCCCTTATACATGGTGCCTGGGCGGATAACCATATTGCCCTGCGTCTTAGGCAGCCAGTTGTTCATAAGGGCTGCACTCAGCCTGGTACGGTCAAGGTCAACACGCGCGAGCGAGCTTTCCGAGATTAGCCCACGGTTGAATGCGACAAAAGGTGTATTACCACGGCCCATAAGATATTATCCTGTTAGTTTATTACGTGAGCCTCTATCGCCACCGTGTCGGCCACCGCGGGCGGTAGTCCAAGATGACGGGGGAGCGAACTTGGGATTGGCTTCATCCATAGCGTCAACACTCTTGGCCTCTCGCTTGGCCCTTTGCTTCTCAACGTCAATTTCCTTCTTTATCTCCATCGACTGCGTGAGCTTGTAGCATACGCGATGTGCCAGAGCCAGCTCAACGTAGCGAGTGAATAGCCGCGGCCAACGCGTAAGGTCTAAGCCGAGGCCAGTGTCGTTCGAGACATACCTAATGTAGAGCGGACTATAGTCAGCACTCCAGAAATTTGAATCGTCAACGTAGTGAAGCTCTGGGAAGGTGAAATAATCATCCTGGCTTACTGCCATAGTACGCAGCCAATCGCTTGGCTTCGCAAACACTTCGGAGTAACCAAAGCCAGGCTCGACTCCTGTGTCAGCCGTGGCTTTGATTGTTTCCATAGCGAAATTCCAGCTCGCAGTAGCCAAGCACTCCTCCACCACACCATCGTACACGCGCACAAGTGCTCGCGCACCAGTTACAGTTTCGCCGGTGTCGGCAACAGGCTTGTGGCCCAAATCATTTAGGGCATTGTTGAACAATGCGAGCTTGGTCGCCATTTACATCTCCATCTTGTCAAGCCATTCCTTGACAGCATTAAGTCGCTTCATTTGCTTTGCCTGGACAAGAACAACGCCATCGACCTTGCGAACAATGTCGTAGCCTCGCTGTGCTTCGTCCCAAACAATGCGGCACTTCTCACTCTGTATGTCTTCAACTTGTGCACCAATCTTCACAGTGCGCAGCACATGAACGTGCATGCCCGCCGGAGAGATTTCAGTCACGTATAGCTCAACGAATAAACTATGGTCGCGGCGCCGAGCCTGTATAATGCTGCCAGTGAAGTCGCCGTACTTCGCAATACCGGCGGCCACAACTTGCCAATAAGAAAAGTCGAGCAAGTCCTCGTAGGTGCCCTCGGGCGGCATCCAGTATTCAATTGCAGCGCATGCGTGTGCCTCTTCTGTGAGCCTCGTGTCTGCAAGCTTCGCGCGCTTGAGATTCTTGCGTTCAATTCGGATGTCCGGCTTGGGCTTCGCAGGAACTAAGGTCGGCGTTCCTACCTCGCCCTTCTTGAGCGGGTTGCGCACTGGCTTCGGAACGTCAGGAGCCGGCGGAATTACATGGGCCTCATTCTTCATCTTCTATTGTCCTCTTTCGAAAGAAAAAGGGGAGAGCGATTGCCCTCCCCCAGTTGCGTTAGCCCGTGTCCTTAACCCAGGTGCCTTGTGTGGCGCCCGTGTCCTGAACGACGGTCATTGTACCCAAGTGCCACTTGTTAGTGACCTTATTGGTAACTTCAACGCGGTCGTTGACCTTAACACCACGGTCCTTGGCATCCGTGAAGTAACCGGCAGCAGCGTAAGAGCTGGTGTCAGTTTCTCCGCCGGTGTCAACATAGACCCAGTGAGAAGGACCAACAATCCCTTGGCGAGCAAGAGTAAATTTGGCTTTATCGTAACCCATTTCTATGCCCTCCCTTAGATTGCTGAAGCGTCATGCAAGAACTGCACAATGCCAGTCTGTTGAAGCATCACGGCGCCAGTAAAGCTGGAGCAACGAGCGTAGGAATAGTCCTGCTCATCACGGTAGCCAATCGCCGTATTTAGACCCTCGCCGGAGTCAAAAGCTGACCCGACGGCATCGCGATGGAAGAAGTAGCACTTCTCCGAAGCGGTGCCCACACCCGTAAGATTGGGATGGAAAATCCAGTTGAAGCCAGCCCAACGCAGAACGCGCTTGGCAGGACCAGTAAGGGGCTTAACATCGACCCAGTCAGCGTTATTGAACTCGCTAATCTGCATCAAGTAGCCTTCTACTGCTGGTGTTGCGACTGCCCACATCTTGTCAATGTCGGTGCAATCGACTTCGTTTTCGCCAAGGGTCACGCGAGCTTTCGCAACGGCGGCCAGTGACATGGTGGTTGAAGCACCAAGGTTGTTCGTTGCCGTATCAAGAACGGTAACGATGTCAGCGTCAATGCGACGGTTCAGCACCTTGCGGCACGTCTCCTGCATCAGGCGACGCTGGTCACCCTGGGACTGGAAAATGTTGAAGCGTGACTTGCGAACAAGGTCATGCCATTCAACAAGCGTTGCGGTGTTCTGGGTGAGGCTGTCGGCACGCGCGGGAATCAAACCATTGATTCCACGAGTAACGGCGGATGCTCCACCTGAGCCACCAACGAGGAACGTAGCCTGGTTGCCTTTGATAACTGCCTCTGTGACAGTCGTCTGGCGCAACCAAGACATGCCCTCCTCAAATTCAGACACCAGCTCTTGCCGGTATTGAATTTGTGGTGCGGTTTCAGCCATAATTGGTTTCTCCTGTGTATGGCTATGGGAAAACCGATGTAGAGGGTTGTCCTATTTCGATGTATTGAGGGGCCTTGCGGGTTATCCTCACATCCATAGGTGCCTTTTCTTCGGCGGGGTTTAGGTGGACGCTCGCGGTGCCATTGCTGGGTTAACCTCAATTGTCCGGTACAAAGGGTGTTACCCCTTTATCTTCTGGCGGGCTTCAAGTAGCTCCGCATAGCGGCCGGCGTGGTTTTTGAAATACTCACGCTTGTCGGTCCGCATAATCTTTTCGATGGATTTAATCTCATCGTTAACTGACTGTGTTGTGCCGAGCCCATCGGGTAGTGTTACCCCCGCGGGGTTCACGTCACCTGCAAGATTTGCAAGCCACCGGACAACATCAGGGTCATTACCCACAAGAGAACCGTCACTAAGACGACCCCCAATGAGACGAGAGTATAGAGAGTCGCCGTTAGCAACGTCCGTGCCACCCGGTGCCTCTGCAAACAAACTGGCAATGCCAGCAGTCCTGCGGTTATATGACGCCCCATATTCTTCCTTTAACTCCTCTTGTGCAGCATGCTTCTGAGCTTCGTCAGCATCGTCCTGGGCAGCAGCGGCAAGCTCTTGGCGTTCGTAGTACCAATTGAGCGCCTTGTTCATTACCTCTTGATTTGCTCCGGCTTGGTGCATCTCTTGGGCGAACTCATTCGCAACTTCCAAGTCCTCATCGCCGATTGTCTGGTCATGAGGGAGTTTAAGGTTCTCAATGTAGTCCTCCGGCTTCTCTGGCACGCCCAGCGCCTTGTGATAAGCCTTGATGTCATCTTCGGTCGCGTCCTTGCCGGGCTTAAAGATAGCCTTGTTGGAGCTAATCTTGGTTTCTGCCTCACGGTAGTTACCGTAGATGGCTGCCGGGTCCGTGACACGCTGGAGACGCTTTAGCTCTCTATCGTAGACCTTCTCGTTGCCTGCCGACGCGTGCTTCGCAACCTGTTCGCGCCAGTCTTTTGGCCAGTAGTCAGCCTTCTCCTCGGATTTCTCCTCGGTCTTGGCCTCTACCTTGTCCTCAGTCTTGGCGTCAGTAGTCGTCTGTCCAGCCGCGTCCTCCGTCTTCTGAGTAGTCTGGTCGGCGGTTGGGGTCTTGTCGTCCTTTACTGGGTCGCCTTGCTCTTGGTCGGTCGCCTCGGTCATTTTTGAAGTCCTCTGTTTCGTCACGTTCTCTGAAAATCTCCTGCGACAATTTCATTAGCTTGATTATCGCAAGTCCTACTGACCGGCGGCCCAACAGATATGCTACTGTCTGCGGGTCGCCCGGCCTGAAGGGTTCATCGTAGGTCGCAGCAGCTTGCTCTATAATCCATTTAAGAGCACGCTGTTGCTGCCACTCGTCCGCCTCGCCAGCATATAGAGCTTGGATAGCTCGCACATCCTCTTGTGCATACTGGGGAGGGTGCCACGCCTCATGCTTCGTCTTCACTCGCTTTCTTTACCTCCTGCATTCCTTTGCCACCTTGCTCCGCGGCTTGGCCCATCATCTGAGCCTGCTGGAGCTGCATCATTTCTTCTTTCTGCTGCGCCATTTGCTCTGCTGCCTCTGCTACTGCCTCCTCTGCTTTGAACCATTTCGCCTTCCACCCGGCAGCCCTCATGGTATCGCGCGTGGCCGCGGTCATGTCAGCATTCTCAAGCTGCTCTGGTGC